CCCCCTCGATCACCGGCTCCAGGGCGCCGATCACGTCCTCCAGCGCGGGCAGCTGCGGCGACCCCTCGGCGATCAGGAACGTCCGGGCACCCCGCAGCCCCGACAGCAGGTCATGGGCGAATGTTTGCATCGCTGCTCCGTTTCGTAGTCTCAGCCGCAGGGTTGTGCGGCGACCCGGCGGACAGCCGGCCTATCTGCCGGTTCAGTGCCGCTGCTGCCGCCCAGTCGCCGCGTTCAGCGGCCATGCGCTGCTGCGCCAGCAGCTCCCCCAGAGACTCAGCCCTGCCTGTCTCCGGGGGGGCAGCTGGCTCACTCATGGCGGCCAGGGTCAGCTCCTGGTCAGCGCGATGTACGGGACGCCCTGCACCGCCGCGGCCACGCCGGACAGGTTCGCCGGGGCGGTCGCGGTCGCTGCCAGGGCCACCGACACGCAGAACGGGACCTGGCCGGTGACGATCACCCCGCCGGCCACCGAGCTGCCGGTCATGCCGTCAAGGACACCGCCGGTGGTGGCCGAGTTGTACAGGGCCACGCCGATGGTCAGCGGGCCCGTGCTCCCGGTGGCGCCGGGAGCGGTACCCACCAGGTACGGGGTGGCGAGGGTGAGCTTCTGCGACCCGGCGGTCGGGGTGAACCCGCTGGTGTTGTCCGCCGACTGGCTGATCAGCGTCGCCGCAGTGCCCAGGCCCGTGTACAGGGCCGCCCACCCGTGGGTGGGGGTGGCAGACGCGGTTTTCACGCCGATGTTGACCGCGCCGATGATGTCGCCCGGCTGCACAACCACCGGGAACACATACAGGGTGGCGGTGGTCATGGTCACGCCGGTGGACAGGATGTCGCGGCGTGAGATCGACTGCCGGTAGGGAGGATTGGGCTGCCCGTCGAGCATCCACTCCTCGTTGAACGGTGGGTAGCGTCCCGCGATCAGAGGCATCGCCAGGTCTTCCTCTCCCCTAGAAGCCGGTCAGGCCGCCGCCGGACGCCAGGATTCCTGTCGTCGCCGCGCCGAGCGAGTTGTAGTTGCCGTAGGACAGCAGGTTCCCCGAGCTGTCCTGGTAGCGGTTCGGCATGTCCGCCACGTAGGCGTACACCTGGAATCTGACCTGCAGGTTCCCCGACAGCACCTCGGACAGGGTGCGCGAGCGCAGCTCGCCTTCCCACAGGTACAGGTCGTCGAACACGCCGGCGACCCCCGGGGTCTGCACCGCATTCGTGCCGGTGCCGGCGACCGGGGCGACGTTGCCCGATGAGGTGGACCCGATGCTGGGGGCACCGGTTCCGCCGAAGGTCAGCGGGATGTTCGGGTCGAGCAGCCACGGGATACCGAGGATGTGCCCGACGGGGCCCTCAGCGACCGGGCCGTCGTCGTCGCCGGCGGCGGCGTTGAAGCTGGTGCCCTGCTGCTGCGGGACGACCAGCGGCCGGTTGGTGGTGTCCATCGCGGACGACAGGCCGTACCAGACCGCCGGGTTGGTGATGATGTGCGTGGGTGGCCGGAACCGGTTGCGGGCGATCTGCGAGACGATCTTCGCCATGCCGGCGTAGAAGTTCGCCGTGCCCGCGGCGGCGGTCCACGCGGTCGCGCTGTCGGACACGACGAAACCGCTGGTGGACTTGCCGCTGGAGGTGCCGAGCGTCCCCGCCGAGTACACGCCGGTGAGCTGCCCGTTCGACCCGGAGCCGACGATCAGCTGGCCGGACAGGTTCATCGCATAGTCGGCCATCAGATCCTTGAAGATCACCTGGTCGAACGCGATGGGTGACTGGTCGAGCAGCTGGATCGCCGCGTCCTGCTGGCCGGCGACGGTGCGGACCAGGGCGTTCACGAAGTTGTCCTGCATGTCCCGGCCGGGCACTGCGGCACCGTCGGAAACTTGCGGGCCAGTGGCGGTGCCGAGCACCACGCGGGGAATGTTGATCGAGTCGGTGCCTGACGGCAGCGGGAGCCCCATCCACTGGTCGGCGAACACGCGGCCCACACGCAGGTACGGCACGTACTCATCGATCAGCCACAGCGGCGGGACGAAGTAACCGCCCTGGCCGTCGACGCGGCTGATGAACCGGCGCTCAAACGGCTTGATGCCGCTGTTGGCGAACCGTTCCAGCGCCCGCCGCTCGGCCCGGGACACCCGGCTGTCACGCTCGCGCTCGCCGGAGGCCATCGCCTCCCACGCCCGGTCAGCGGCACGCTTACGCGCCTCATGCCGGGCCGGGAGCTCCACGGACAGCTCCTGCCGGTGCCGTTCCTGCCGCACCCGGGCCTCGGCGACGCCACCGTCACCGTCACCCCGGTTGAGGTCCACCCGCGCCATGTCCAGCAGGTAGGAGTGGCCGGTGCCACGCCCGTACACCTGCGGCTCGCTGGTGATGGTGGCGCGGGACTCACGCGGCCCCGCCTGGCCGCCCTCGGCACCGGTGTCGCGGGTCTTGGCCCGCAGGTTCGCGGCCCGGGTTTCCCGCTCGTCAGCGTCGGTGAACTTCTCGATCTGCTCGTCAAGCTCGCGGATCTCAAGGTCGGCGGCGTCCCAGACGGCTTGCTCGCCCTTGTTCAGCTTGCGGCTCTCCTGCCGGGCGGTCTCGAAAGTCTCCTTCATCTTGGAGGCCAGGCCGGCGCGGGTTTCCCGCAGCCGCGAGACGAGCTCAGCGTAAGGAGACAGGCTTTCCTGCTCTGGAGGCATAGGTGTAGTCCCTTTTCACGAGACACGGCTGAATGGCCGGGTGGTGCCGTCTCGTGGGGGCCTGTCCGCAAGCCCGCCGGTTCAGCGGGGGCGGGGCCCCGCGCCGCCTGCCGGCGGGGAGAGCCAGGCCCGGGACGTCAGGATCACTCCCGTAACTGGGGTCACTGTAAACGGCGGCAGGACCACCGCGCAACTACCGTCACTAGGCGATTTCCAGCAGCCGCAGGCGCCGCTGCATCGCCAGCAGGTCCGCGTCGGCCATCGCCCCGCCGACCTCCTCGACCACCCCGGAATCGTCAAGGACGATCAGCCCGTCCTCGTCGTACAGCGGGGCACCGCACTGGTCGCACCACCTGGCGTCGGCGGCGTTCATCGCGCCGCCGGGCACAGAGCAATCCGGGCTGGCGCACTGCAGCGCGCCAGCCCCGTGGTCCGGGTTGTAGTCCGGCGCCGACGCGACGTCCATGATCTCAGCGTCGGCGTCGTCGGCGGACCGCACCTCGGCCGGGCGTGCCTGCCGCATCCCGCCAGCGGCGGCCAGCGGGATCATCACCGACCCGGCCGCAGCCGGGTTCGCCGGGATCGCCACCACCGACACGTCCCCGTTGTGCAGGTCAAGGGCGGTCAGGGTGCGTTTCGCCCAGTCCGGTGTCCACTCCTGCCCCTGCGCCACATACCCGATCGACATGCCATCCATGTCCCCGCGTTCCACCGCCGACGCCAGATCGCGCACCCGGGAGCTGCGCCCGTCCAGGGCCGGGGCATCCACCTCCAGGCCACGGGTGTCCTGCCCCAGCCGCATCGTCCCCGGCCACGGCCCGTGCGCAGTCCGTGCCAGCGCCAGGTCACCGTCGTTGTGGCCGATGAGGAACCTCACGTCAGGGCCACCCCATTCCCCGGCCAGCGTCTGGGTGAACGCTCCCTGCCGCAGCGACTCCTCGTAGGGGTCGCCCCACTTGTCCCACATCGGGAACCAGTCCGCGAACGTGGCCGCGTACCCGCGGAACGCATAGCTGCTGCCGCCGGTCCCGTCCGGCTTTGCCCGCAGCTCCACCCCCTCGACAAACGGCACCGCCCGCTGCTCCCGCACGCCGAGCATCCGCCCCCGGTGCGACGCCAGCCGCTGCAGGTCCGGCCGGTGCAGCGACGACGACCCGCCGCCTGCCGTCCAGTTGTCCGGTATCGCCGACGACAGGCCGAGCGCCTTCGCGCGGCGGATGATGTACCGGCGGATCGCATCATGAGACGCGCCGCCGCGGCCGACCGCGTGGATCGCGTTGTGCAGGTCTTCCTCGTCGGCAACCGGGTAGGAGTAGTGGCCGTCGGGGTTGTGGAACGCCTGCCCCTTCGCGCCGAGAGCGTCAATTTCCTTCTGCGTGTACTTGGCCATTGGTTACTCCTGTGACGACGGCCAGGCGACGATATCTTTGGCGGGAGCTTTGCCCAGGCCGGCGATGTCCAGCCGCTGCGCATCGGTCAGCGGCGCCCGGTCATCCAGCTCGCGCACCTCATCCGGGGTGATCGACCGCGAGCCGACCATCAGGTCAAACGCCCGCCACTTGGTCAGGATGTCAGTCCTGACCAGCGGCGAAGTATCACATTTCACGTACTGGCCGCGGGGCAGGAAGTCATCCCCCAGCCACTCCTCCCACTTGTACAGCCACGGCGACACCGGGTACAGCAGGAAGTCCAGCGACGACTGCTCGATGTTCTGGTAGGTGACCGTGCCCTTAGCCCCAGGTGCCGAGATCCCCGCCTGCACCGCAGTCATCCCGAAGAACCCGGCGATCTGCTCCTCGCTGGCGTTAATCGTGTTCAGGAACTGGGACTCATCAGGGCGGATCTGGATCTGCTGGTACTCCCATCCCTGGCCGAGCACGACCGGCTCCCGCGAGCCATGCACCGCCGCCAGGAACTTCGCCTTCACCGTCTGCGCCTGGTCCTGGGAGATCCTCGCCGCGTTCTTGTTGGTCAGCAGCCCCGACGGGTGGCCGCCGTCCTGAAAATACTGCAGGCCGAACCCCTGCGCGGCCTGCGCGATCTTGGTGTCCCGCGCCGCGTACTGGATGGGGCTCATCCCCACCCGCGACCCGGGCATCCGGTGGATCGCCTTGTGCCACAGCACCGACGGGTCGATGGTCTCGTTGCGCAGCTTGTACTCGTACGACCCGTCCTCGCGCTTACGCACCCGCACCTGGTCCGGGTGCTGCAGCTCGATCTGGGCCGGGTAGCCGAGCCGGTCCCGGTGCGCGATCAGCCCGTAGGCGTTGCCCCGGAGCAGCAGCGACACCCAGACGGCATAGGTGAAATCCATGATCGAGCAGTCCGACGACGGCTGGGACAGCATCACCGGCGCCGGGTCAACCCGCCGGGCCAGCCCGGTGCCGTAGGAGGGGCCACGCCACGCGGCCGGGCGCATCATCATCAGCGCCAGGGAAATCTTGTTGACGCACCGCCACACCGCGCTCTGGCGCATTGCGCCTTCGGGGTCACCCGACGACCAGTCCTGCAGCGCCTGGGTGTACGCGCCGACCGGCGGGGAGATGAATGTGAGCATCCGGCGCTCGGCCGCGGGGCTGGCCTGCACAAATACGCCCATCAGTAGCCGCCCACGGCATCACCTCAAGAGATCGGGGTGAGGGGTCTGGCCTAATGTTGGCACACCAGGGGGGTTAGTGGTACTCAGGCGGCTCTTGTGGCTTCGGGAGACGGTTGATTTCTGACCCGAACCACAGCAGGAACAGGCCACCCACGATGAACCCGGCCGGGGGGTAGACCAGCGCCGCGCCATAAGCGACCAAGCCCGCTCCGGCCATCCCCGGCACCATCCGCGCCGGCCGGCGGGACACGCGGATCGCCGCACCCATCGCAACAGCGGCACGGCCGGCGGCGGCCAGCCACAGGCGCGTCACGGTGGGACGGGCATGCGAGATGGCAGTCACCAGATCGACTCCTCGATGTCGAACTCCTCCAGCCGGGTGAGCGCGTCAACACCCATGCACATCGCCACCGCGGCGTCAATATGGATCCGCGACTTCCCCTTGGAGAGTGTGAACCCGCGTTCCTGCTCCCGTTTCACCGCCGCCTTGACCTGCCGGGCGACCTCGGTATCACCATCATGCACAAGCTGGCCGTTGATGATCGCGTCAAACGCTGCGCCGCACGCCGGGGCCATCTGCGGCACCGTCTGGCTGAACTCGATCACCAGGAACCCATCCTCCTCCAGCATCCGCGCCGGCAGCTCGAAATACCGCGGGTCATAGACCAGCCCGGCGAACCGCGGCCCGAGCTCAGTCGCCCGCCCCTTGATGTAGTCCCAGACGGCCAGGTGGTCGATCTTCCGGTCATCGGGATACCAGATCCGCCAGGTGCAGGCAATCCGCCGGTCAGCCAGCCGCGTGCCCTCGAACACGGCCACACTGTCACGCTTCAGGGCCATGTCCACAGCCAGCACCGCAGGCTCATCACCCTCCAGCTCCCACGTGCCCTCACACGCCGCCCACGCCGCCGGGTGATCCTTCAGCCACGACTCCTCGGCCACGTCAACCCACCGGTTGGCGTAGTACCGGATCCACTCGTGCGACTCCACTTCAGGCTTATCCCACTCGCGGACCCGGGCCTCGACGTCCCACAAGATGCCAGCAGCACCCGACGCGGCCTCGACAGCCTTCCGGCGGTCAGCTGCCTGCTTGTAGTCCAGGCCGTCAGGTGCCTCATGCCAGTCATACAGCAACCGCGGTGCCACCGACGGGTCACGCTCCGCGCGCTTGCCCTGCTTGTACATCGCGCCGAGCAGCGAGTGATCCACGTCGAAGCCAGCAGTCGAGATGTTGATAATCCGGCCCGGTCCCCGCGATACTTCGCGCAATTCGCCATCTTTCCCAGGAATTACGCACTTCAGGCGCCGTTTCTTGGTGCTTTTCCCGATAACTACGTGAACCCGCGCCTTGTTCGAGCCCAGCTCGCCCCACTCATGCACCTCATCGGCGACAAACAGGCTCGGCAGGCCACCCTCGTTGGTGCCGGCGACCGCAGCGACACGGCGCATCACCCCCGGGGAGTTGTCTGACCGCAGGATCTCTGTGTCATAGACAGTCGCATAGCCGCACAGCGGCGCCTGCGGGTACATCTGGTCACGGCCGCCGAGCATCGTCCCGGCAGTGGCGAACAGCAGGTCGGCCTGGTCGAACCCCGCCGCGGCATTGATGATGTTCGGCGACACCGGCGCGATCTGCGGCGGCCCGAACATCTCCAGCACCTCGATCGCGGCGACCAGCGTCGTCTTGCCATCGCCGGTCGCCGCACCCCGCACAGCGGTGTCATAGTGCCAGTAGCCGCACCCGCCGCAGTATTCGTACCAGCGGTACAGAAACGCCTTCTGGTCGGGGCGCAGCCTGATCGGCTGGCCAAACCAGTCTCCCTCGGCGCAGATCAGGAACCGCTCGATCCACTTGACCGCCAGCGGGCCCTCAGTCGGCCAGAGCTGCCCGGCAGCAGGCTCCCAGCCGCAGTCAACGCAGCCGGGGATCGGGCTCATCGGCCACCTCCTCCGCGAACGCCGCGTTGAGGTCCAGCAGCGACCGCTTCGCCTCTGACAGCGAGTAGCCCAGCTTCGCCCGGTTCAGCGCCCCGAACCCCAGCAGCTGCTCACACCGCTCAAGGACCGACACCGACCGGCCCATCGTCTGATATGACGGATGCTCTGCGGGCTGCCCCATCGACCCGAGCACCACCGGCCTGCGGTCAGCACGCCGGGCCGATTTCGCCGCCCGCTCGAAGTGCTCGATCCACCTGACCAGGATCGGCCCATCCGCCGGCGTCCACATCTCACTCACCGGATCCGCCCACGCCAGCTCCCAGACAACCAGCGTGGCCTCCGACGCCCTGGCCAGCGGGCACGGGAACCTCTCCAGCCGCGCGCCCTCCAGCTCCATCCGGCGGCCATTACGCCGGTCAACCACCTGACCTGCTGGCTTCTTAGTACGGGGCACGCCTTCCAGCCTTCTTGCGCGGGTTTCCCTGGCTCCGATTATGGAACCTGCAGGCAAGTCCAGGCAGATACCCGCCATTCACATGGTCATGTGCCAGATCGAGCAGCCGCGCAGGCACCCGCAGCGGCTCCCCGCCGATAGCGCACGGGTCACCCGGCCGGTAGGCGGCCACCCGGCGCTCCCGCTCAGCCTGATGCGCCGGGCCGTACCCGCGGGCAGCCGCAGGCGGCCGCCTATTGCGCTGGTAGTCCGCCTTCGCCTGGCAGGACGGGCACCGCTGGGTGCCCGTCAGATCCATGTCAAACAGTTTGCGGCAATCCAGGCAGAACCGCTTAGGCACCGCGGAGGCTGGCAACCAGCCACGCCAGCACATTGAACACGGCGAACGCCACCACGACGATCACCCACCCGAGCGCGACCATCAGCCAGAACGGCGCAAGGAACAGCAAGCCCACAGGGCCGATACTCACACCGCACCCGCGGCCGACCCGCGTATAGACCCTCACGGCTCAGTCCTCGCACTCTTGGCCAGCTCGCGCCGCTGCCGGCGCATCCACTTCTGCACCTGATCACGTATAACCGCCGAGCGGTCAGTGCCCAGCTGCTCCGCAAGCTCACCGAACTCTGCCCACAGAGCCGGCTCAAACCGGATCGGGCGCGTCGGCGTTCCCGGCATCCCCGGATACCTCTTGCGCGAGGGCTTCTCCTGCTCATCCTGCTCCATGCCCCCAAGATGCACCCGTAGCTACATGATGTCAACTTTCGGGAAAAATAAATTTGCTTGGTACCACGGGGAGGGTTTAGG